GTTTCCCAAATCAAATAAGTATCCGATATGCATTTGAGGCTTATCAGGATGAACTACAATACCTGAATATTCATCCTGTTCCCATCCCCCTACAGTAGAAGGATCCCTAAAGTCTATCTCTACAAATCCAGAACTATGTAAGGTAAGAACCAAGAAAAGCTCGCCTTCTATCTCAGACCTAGCAAAATACTTAGAAAGATTTGTATACAAATCATTCCTAGGATCTTCTATAAGCTCTTCTAAAGCTTCTTGGACCTCATATATATTACTGGAAATCTCAAATCCTGCTCCAGTTACCCTTCCCATCATATCTCTGATAGAAGAGTTAACCTGAGGATTACTACAGAACTTGAGCCAACACTTCTCTTGAAGGTCTTTTATCTGCTGTCTATCAAACTTCTTTTCGGAAACATCTGTATTGATGGTAAATCCATCTTCATCTTTAACTGGCCTAGAAGTAGCAGGGGCTGCTACCTGCCAAGGCATTGAACAGGCTATATGAGAAATAACCTCATCAGGAAGGTTATCTAAATGAGCGAGGATTTCTTCTTGGGAAAGAGGCTTCTTATTTTCCATAATAAGCTCCCATTTATATCTCTGTAATAGGAATGAAAATAAGTGTCAAGAAGTTTTACTAAAAATTCCTAAACTTTATTTTCCTAGCTATATTTTCCTTCTAAATCCTTATTTCTGTGCATCTGACCAAAATCAATAACTCCTCTCCTTTCTCTAAAATCCATCACTGTTATATTTCTCATACCAAATATTCCCCAACCTAAGGAATACATGGTATCATCTTGAACACCGTTCTTTACTTCTTTCTCAGGAGACCCATAAACCTTCTTATAAGGATCGTGGTCGAAAACTACAGCCTCTTCCTTCAAAATATCTGGGCCTTTCGATCCTTCTACTTTTACCGTAGGCGTCTTGAACCTGCAAGCTCGATACAAGGTAAACAGTTCAGAGAAGCAGTCTTTCTGTCTCGGATATGTAGGTACAACTGCTTCAAAAGGAATCGCCTGATCTTCGCACCAAGGCTGTAAGTCCCACATTCCCCAACGCTCAGCGCAGATCATGTCTACCCCATCAAACTCATAATAGGCCGATTTGATTTGAGTCTTGATGTCTTCCAGCGAAGAAGTCTCTATATAAGCAAGATGGAGAAGGAAATATATATAGTTACATACAGCCCCTTCTTCCAAGAAAGGCAAAAGATTGTCTTTGGAATTCGGCAAGCCTTTAGCAATTACAGTAAGTATCGTTCTAGCATAGCTTCTGGACTTCATAGGATCGGCTCTATCAACGCCTATCCCTATAGACCAATCAGTTTTAAATAGCTCTGTAAGCTCTTCCAAGTCAGAGGAAGAAGCCATAGAAGGCAAGCCGTAGATGTCTTGAAGCTTGTAAATACTATCTAAAGGAAGCAATCTTTTGTTGATGATGTCTAATTCCTTTCTCCTTGCATATATTACATTAGCATAGTTAGTGCTTATCAAGGATTCATCATTAGCAGTAGGATTATCCAAGAACTTCTCAATTTTCTGCTTATTTTTGATGATTTCCCTCACATTTTGGCCTAGAGATAAGGTATTATCAGCTCCAATGAAGTTAGAAGCCTCTACCATGTCATTAGTAAAGAGCTTAGAAGCTCCAGCTTCCCAACTATTTTTGAAATACCTGTCAAATTCGTCAGCGGTAAACTTGTTTCTATACGAATCCAACTGTATTTGGGTCATTTCAGGATGCCAATAGTCTCTATAATCAGCTTCCACTGACTCTCTATAGGAAAAAAACAGATAAGGGTCTTTCTTTTTCTTCCAAGTTTCGTACAATTTGTATAAAATATGAGATTTTTCCGAGATAGTGGAGTCTATTGTGCCTAGTGCATTGGGAATATTACGTATAGAACCGTCTAGCTGAAAGAAAAACTTAGGATTTTTCATGTCGAATATCTCAGAGAAGGTATAACCAGTGATGTTCGACACAATTCCTGATGCAGTGGAAATACTTCTTATAGTAGAGACAATATTTCCTTCTTTGTTTTTCCTTCTAATCTCTTTTTCCTGTATGTTTTTCTTTCCTATAGCTCTCAAAAGATTAGGAGAATTAAGGATTGTATCTCTCATTATGTCATAATGAACAAATTTGACCTGATCTTTACTGTTAGCTCCAAGCACTATCATCTGTCTAGGCCAGCAGAAGAACTTCCACAGCTGGATCAAACAAACATCAAAACTTTTACCTTCTCCTCTAGGCCAGCAGAACACTATCTGTCTATGTTTAAATCGACCGTCTATCATTTCCAATGCTTGGAAAAAAACTTCCCTAACTTCTTGCCACAGGTCCCAATAACTTCTTTTAGTATAAGAGTTCTTTTCCTTTGGCAGTTCTCCCATCGCTGTCCAGACAGGAAAGACAGAGCCCGGAGGATAGATAGGCACTCTGACGTTTTCCTCAATCCAAAGGACGCATCCTTCTCCCCCATTCCTATAATCAGCTAAAGTGCTCATCTCTTTCCTTAATATACATCTTCCCACGTTACTGGAGGAAAGACTTTTAAAACTGATTGATACTTTATTCCTTTAGCTTGGGCCATTTCATCAAAGCAAGCTAAACACACGATATTTATTCCTTTAGGAACTACTGCATTCCATATTTCGTCTGGAACGTGAAAGCCTATTATATTTCTTCTTCCTTTACAGTGAGGAGCTTTGCATCGCTCAAAAGACCAGACTGCTCCATATCTATCTTTTCCGTGTTCTAATTTAATATTCATCGCAATTCCATTGTTAAGGTAACTAAAGCAGCTATATCCTTCGCCCACTTAGGAATTACTATAGGTATTTGATCTTCTGATTCTAACTCTAAAGCTATTTTTAGAGTTTCCTCGAATATCAAGATTCTCCCTCTGCGTTTTATTTCTTCTATAGGTCTTTTTCCTCTAGCAGCTAATTTCAATATTTCCTCAAATATAGTAGGGAACTTATGGTAAAGGATTTTAGCTTCTTTATATGTCATTTATTACTCCTAGGAACAATAACTTCTCCATCATCAGGAAAGAAGGGAGTAACCAATCCTCCTCTAAATCCTTTCATCAATTCTCTTTCTCCTCTCTTGTAGAAAACTCCATTTCTACAGTTGGTAATAAATGCTCCAACTAGCAAGCTGAACATCATTCTCCTTTCCTCTTCTGTAGCTCTTTCGTATATCTTACAAGGAGATTCTCTCAATCCGTATTCCGGATAACTAAAAGGATTTACATCTTCGCCTAGAGAAGCAAAGCCTACTTCAATTTCCTCAATCCATTCTCTCATAGCATCAAAATCCACTAAAGCTCTAGTTCCTTTTTCATCTGATTTGATTGTCTGTATTCTCATTTCTTTTTCCTCAGTGCTCATCTCTTGTGTCTTCCCAAGTAAGAGATTCCATTTCAGGCCAATCTAAAACGGTTCCAGTTATCTCCCATGCTTTCTTTAATGTCAACTCCTTGACCTCAATCCAAAGCTTTAAAGCTAAATAAATTCTCATTTATTTTTCCTCAGCTTTTTTACCTTCTTCTCAGGTTTGTCTAGTTCCTCCATCTCATCATAAGCACTCGGATCGCCAAACTTCTCTAAATCATTCACATTTATATCCCCTAAATTCCTTCTTGCCTCTTTCACACTAGTAGGAATATCCAAGCTCTTCCATGTGTCTTCTATTGCTCTTAAAGTCATTCTTATTTCCTTGTAGATAGGATGGATTTTTATATCCCCTTTCTCTGTCATGTAGGTAGTTCCAATCAAGGAAGCTTCGTGCATCTTGAACTTTATTAATTGACTATAGAGAGGTAAAAGGTGAAATCCAACTTTAGTCATTAATTCCTCATCCATCACATTCTTGAAAGTCTCCATCAGCGTTTTGAACACTTCTAGTAAGTATGTACGCTGTAGAGTACAGAAGGTCTTAGGTTCGTAAGGACATATTCCAGCTATAGGACAGTTTTTTTTATCGCAGACGGGAATTGGCGACCAGATAGTTACGTTCGGCCAATCTCTGAAGCGGCCTTTCCCCAGCTTGACGCTGTTAAATTCGGCAGAAAACATCTGAGGCATGGCTTGATTAGACATTGATTTCTTCCTTGCTCACAGTTGATTTGTCCCTTGATGTAAGAGGATTTAACAGATCATGCCTCCTCTGTCAAGATGATATACTTATATTTTCCTTGGTCACGCAGTGCTTTATTCATCTTAAAAACTGAAAATCTGGAAAATACTTTCTTGGAATTCATCTTAAAAACTGAAAATCTGGAAAATAAATTGTGGCCGGGTCTCTACATATATACAAAGGCGGCCTATTGGAAGACAGGTCTAGGGGCCTTATGCAATACAAAACAAAAGGCCATGCGTTTGACGGCATGGCCTTGTTTATGTGTACGATTGACGCTAAGACGTTTTTACTTGCCGAGCTTGTGCATATTGCCTTGCGCGTCTCTCAGGCGTACAGGCTGTTTATCGGCCACGACAAAGCGCAAGCCGTGTTGCGTCATAGCGTTGTTGTTGAGTGCATTTCTGCTTGTGCCGAAGTGGCCACGTACAGAGGACGGCATAAGGCCCGTCTCGGCGCACATATCAACAAGCGTCATGGCTGTGCGCTTGCCTTTCAGAAGCGCCAGCATAAGGCCGTTTATGGCCTTTGTGCGTGGCGTATTTTGCGGCAAGCAAAGCACAAGCTCATAAGCTTTTTGCATGGCAGCATTGGCCGTCATAATCGTATTACCGCGCAGTTCTTTTGGCAAGCTGTCAATGATGCCTTGCACTTTGGCCTTGTCTTTTTCGGCCGCATTGGCCTTGGCCTTGGCATCAATCGTTTCAAGCCACGCCGTATGCGCCTGATAGACGTTTTCGGCCAAGTCATTACGGCCAAGCGCAAGCAATTCATCAAGCGCATGGCCTACTGCTACGCCTTTTTCGCGCAGCGTTGCAATCTCAGCGTCTAAGCCAATAATGGGCTTGTCTTCGTTGTTGCTTTCTTTGTTGCTTTCTTTGTTGCTTTCTTTGTTGACTGTTACTACATTGCCTTTGTCAGTCACTTTCTTTCTCGCCATAACAAGCCTCTCTTTGTTAATGTTTTCAAAAACATAGCCTTAATTTAGTTACACTCTAGCCTAATCAACAGATAATGTCAACGAAAAAGACACGCAAATTTTGCTTGTTCAAAGATTTTTTCAGGCGAGCATATCTTGCCTGTTTTTAATGTATGCGCGTAGCACAATTCATGCCACGTCAAAAAGTATGCCATATCAAAAAGCATGCCAAGTCGAAAAATACACTATGGCATAAAGATTGCTTATGCACAAGCCATGCCAAGCGAAAAGAGTATCCTAGCGTACCCAAAAACCCCTTTGATGGATATTCCATTTCCTTATCCATGTAGAGGATGCTACACGTCCTGGAGATTCCAAAAGAGGATATTCCAAGATAAACGAAATCAGGCCGTAAAAGGATACTCCAAGAGTTTCCGTGTAACGAGGAAGGAGAGTCCTAGATCATGCAAGAGTATCTAAGAATATCTAATAGGGAACAATATCCGGATATCCCATGTAGGGGAAACCAAACGTCCTGGGAGGGCAAGGTCTTGATTATAAAATGCGAAGGAGAAGGAACAATGTGTAGACGGGCGAGCATGGAAGG